CCCTCCAAGGTCAATTTGATAGGACGTTAAATCCTAAAAAAAGTTTATGCAAGTGCATCTTTAGTATTTACATAGGATGATTTACGGATTAAGGTGATTGTATAAACAAATGGAGACTGAAAAATGACTAGCCACGTTGATTACGACAATATTGAAACCTTCAACAAGGTTTTAGATGCAGTTAAGCATTTGGGTTATAGTGACACCAGTTATGGCAATGACACTTGCCCATCAATTTCGCGTGATTTTGATAACGGGAATTGGCAACAAGTTTGGATTGACTACGCCAACCCCGAAATGCGCGAAGACCCTGAGTGGCCTATGTTCAATGTCGTTATGTTTGATGAAAATCACGATGAATTGGCAACGGACAGTTTTGACGATGTGGAAGAATTAATTGTGCGCTTGAAAGGATAATCACAATGAAACATAAGCTAGAAATTGCCGCTGAAATCATATTCCTATTGGCTCTGTTTGCAGTGCCATTGTTCATCAGGAGCGCAATGCTATGAACAATAAGATTAACTGCCCTGAATGCGATGGCGAAGGCAAGGTTGAGCGCGATGTTTGGGTTCGCCAAAGCTCAACTTGGCATGGCGACTTTGGCTGTGAAATTGAAACTTGCGATAATTGTAATGGCGATGGCAAGATTGAGCCGTTGGAGGAAGACGAATGAGCAACGCAGAAAAATTAACCGACCAAGTGATCCAGTGCGCCGAAATGGATATGTCGCAAACTGAAATCGCAGACTTTCTGCGTGTCACCCCCTCAACAGTTGGTCGTATTACCAGCAAACTTAACATCAAGCTAAAAAGAAAGCGTCGTGAATATGGACCTAATAATGCAATATATAAAACGGCTGGAAAGAGTGAACTCAATCCTGCTGTCGGAACCGAAGACAGCGATGAGACCAGCGTTGCAGCAGAGGCTGCAAGAGCAAGGCGCGCTGCTAGAGAAGCTAAGGTCCGCGATCAGCGATCTGCCGAAGCCAGACTGAAGGCCAGCTTGGAGGGCGTGACCAACAGGCATGAACGCTATGAGATCACTTACGGTCACTGCCTTCTTGAGTTTGAGAAGTTGCAGCACAAGCTGGGCAACCGTGAACCATTGCCATCCATGCAGGTTCGCAAGTCAACCATGCACCCCAGCGCCGTTGAGCTGGCCGAGAGACGCCGCCAGCACGGCATAGAGCAGGGTGAGCATCTTTTCCGCATGTTGCGTTATGACCAGCGCATTACGGCCTCTGAGGGCGCTGGTATGCTCGGTGACAGCATTGCGCGCACCTCAAGCTATCTCAACAACATGGCGGACGCTGGCAAGCTGTACCGAGTGCGTGATTTTGTTAAGGTTCCTGGCTACACTAAGCCGCAATGGCGTTGGGTGTTTAGCAAGCAGCCGATCAAGGCGTTGTCGAATAAGTTTGAGGAGGATGTGTGATGGGTGCTTTGAGGCACGTTGATTTGTGCAGCGGCATTGGCGGCTTTGCCCTTGGATTTGAGTGGGCCGAACTGAGTAGCCCTGTATTGTTCTGCGACATTGAACCGTGGAGCCGAAAGATACTTGCAAAGCACTGGCCTGATGTGCCGATTGCAACCGATGTTAAGGAGTTAGCAAGTGACCCAGATAGAAATGTTCCCGACTGCGACATCCTCACAGCAGGATACCCCTGTCAGCCGTTTAGTCTCGCAGGTAAGCGCGGCGGATCGGAGGATGATCGCCACATCTGGCCGCACATCTTGCAGATTGTTGCATCCAAAAGACCCGCTTGGTGCGTTTTCGAAAATGTTTATGGCCACCTCACATTGGGCCTCGACCAAGTGCTGTCTGACTTGGAAGTCGAAGGCTACGCCACAAGGCCGTTTATTGTTCCAGCTTGCGGTGTCGATGCGCCCCACAAGCGAGATAGAATTTGGATCATCGCCAAAAATATGGGCGACACCAGCCGCTGCGGACAGCAGGGGGACAACTGGCGGAGGTCAGGGAAAGAGCCTGAGAACGGATGTGAAGATGTGGCCGACACCGAGATCATGCACGGCGATGTCGGCGCCCAACATTCAAAACAGGGTAAACGACAAGCACCCGAACCTAGAGAGCATAGTGGCGAGAAGTCTTTGGCCGACCCCGAAAACTCAGGACGCGAAGAACAACGGTGGCCCAAGCCAGCACAACCGAAATACCAAGCCCCTCAATGCGGAGGTGGGTGGCTCCCTGAACCCGGAGTGGGTCGAGTGGCTAATGGGATACCCAGAAGGGTGGACAGACTTAAAGGATTAGGCAACGCGATTGTTCCGCAGATTGCCATGCGGATCGGTCAGACAATAAGGAGTGAAACATGACTGACGAAGAGCTGGAGCGCAAATTGCACATTGCAGGCGCACTTGGATGCGCCATTGGCTTCATATGCGGCGCTGGCCTCATGGCGGCGGTGGGTATTATATTCTAGTAATCGTGTGGGTGGCCGTTGAAGTGAATGCTGGCACATTTGGTAGCAACGTCACACTAGGCTAAACAACCACCATTCCCGTGGTAAGTCGATTTTATCTTGTGATGATAGCCACCCACTCAAACTTTGTAATCAAAGCCGCACTCGGTCACAAGCGGTTATTTGAAGCTGTCGAATGTTTTTTGCATTGACTGCTCTTCATCCATAAATTCCTTTGGTGAAATGTATGTCGTAACGGAGGTCAGCTCGTCTCCCCGGCGGAAGACCACAGCGCCCAAATCGATTGCCACAAACGCAAACACGTCTGACACGCCTACGTTCTTTTTGGGTGTGTGGAATGCGTATCTATTGGTAGTCTTATGCGTCTTGCTGGCCGTCTTCACTTGCAAGGTCAACGTCTGTGTGTCCGTTTGTATATACGCATCGTGATCTTTGATCTGGCATAGCGTGCAAGAGTAACCAGCGAGCGACAAGTAAGCGAGAGCTAAATGCTCTCCCGCCCTACCTACCGATGCACTGGCCTTCTGATCTTGTCTGGCCACTTAGCTAACCGGACTAAGCTAAATCATCAATTCGAAGTGCGGTCCGTCAATGAAGGGCCGGCGCCCTTGTGACCGACGCAAATCAATGTATTCGTTCATGGCCTCTTCCATTGTGCCTTTATACTGGCCAATGCTATCGATGTGCCATGCAGCACCCCAGCGCACTTTGCAGCCTACAGCGTTGGCACCCTCGGCCATTGCGTCGGCCAGGTCATCATATAGGTTCAGTTCCCATGAGCCGCGTCCACCAATGTAGGCCATCAAGTCAACGGCAAGGCCATCGAGGTGCTTGGATTTCATTGTCTGTGACGCGCCCTTGGCGACCAGAGCCTTCTGCATCTCAATCGTGCGAAGCCCTTGGATAACGCCGAAGTCGGTCTTGGTTGCCGTGATTGCATGTTTAACCACTCCCACCAATCTCTCATCGACGCCCTCCATGCGATCCAAACTGCGTTGTGATAATTTGTAAGTCATTTCGTTAGCCCCTGTTTCTTTTCGTAACTGCGGAGACCGCCCAGGCCGAGCATCCCCATCATGACTGTCAGCAAGCTGCCCATGTCAAATGTAGGCAACTCCGGTATTTCAACGCCAGCAACGGTAACGCCGAAGACGATCAATGGTTGTAGGACAAAGTGGTATGCAAAAGCAGCACCGCAAACCCATCCGATGAACGGACGCCAGCCGCCCTTAAACACTGAGCCACTGGCCGCTTCAGCCTTATTGACCTCGATCTGCGCAAGCATGGCTTCTTGAGCGTGCTTGTCGGCCATCGTACTCAACTCATGCGCGAGCCGTGCGGCCTGGTCTTTATCTTGGATAAAGCGGCCTGCAAGCTCGGTGGCTGGCGCTATCAGATCGCTGAGAAAGCTCATTGCCCCACCTCATACTCGACTTTTGAGCTTGAACCAGTGTTGGTTACGCTCGTTTTGGACTCCTTACCCATCCAGATGCCGAAGCACCCTGTGAGAGCGCCCATACAGACGCTCACAAGCCCTGACTGGGCAACGCTGGGATCATCTAACCCCATGAACCAATGCACCGCCTGATAGGTCAACACAGTGACTGCCAGCATCATCAGTCGCGGCAGAACCTTCCAATTATCAAGTATCGTGTGTGCCATGTAGCTTCCTACCTTTCTGCAAAAGTAAAAGAACTTCCTGAAACTCTCGCCCTGATCGAGCAGCCAAGCCTTCAATGATTAGCTCAATGTTCTGATCGAATTGACGTATGATCTCTGCGTCTTTCATCTACCATTTGCCTTGTTGCTTACCGATGAGCCAAAGCGTAGCCGCAAGCCCAGCCACACCAGCCAGCACGATAACACCTCCGACGGTCCACAAGATAATTGCCTCTTTGATTTCAGCCTTGCGATACGCAGTTTTCTTGCGCTGCGCCCTGATCTTGCGGAGCGTATCCTTGTATTCTTCCAAACCTTTCGGGCCGTGCTGAAACATGATAATTGTTTCAATCTCTTTCTTCATAGCCTGAAGGCGCTTTTGCGCAGAGAAAGCATCTATTGCAGCCTGTTCGGCAGAGCCAGTGAGTGATGCAAAGATGCTTGGGTTCTTCGCCTTTTCAGCGGCGTAATTCACGTCGCTGACCGCGCCAGCAAACTTGCTCAATGCGGATGACGCATCCCGGCCAGCGGCCAACAAAGTCTTGGCGCTGGATACAGCAGAGGCTGCGATGGAAAGTGCGGAAATTGGATCAATCATGCGTCTGCAAACCTTAATGGACAAACATAGTGCGGCGGCACGCTATACTTTCGATCATACCATTGCGCCTTTGTTATCTTCTCGCTGCCACAGTTATAGTAGCAAGACTTCACCAGAACATTGCCTACACCCTGCACCCATGCGTGTCCGAAGCTCACAAAGACCAGCGCGCATAGCATCACTTTCTCTCAATCAAACGGTCTATCTTGGCGTCCAAGCCGTCTAGCCGCGTCATCAGTCTATTCATCTGGTCGGAGCTGTCCGCCTTGGTGATGTATTCTTCGCGCGTGCGGTTAATCAGGATCTGCAAACGAGTTATCTCGGTCGTCCATGATTTAACCCAGAAACCAACCGCTGTGATAACGATAGTTAAAAGTGCGCTCCACATCGTGTCAGCTTCCATGATTAAACTCCATTTATTCGCTGGCACATTAGCACATTTTTACATAGTTATGAACCCGCGCGATATTCTCACGCGGGCTTTATATTCATTCAGCTTCGTCTTCCGCTGGTGCATCAAGAGAAGCTGTCAGCATGTTTACAAAAGCGTCCTTGCCGACCATCAATTGATCCAAATTAAACTGGGCCGAGTTGATCTTCTGTTGCAGGGAGTTGATGTGGTTAATCATCACCTTCTGCTGATCGGTTAGCTGGTCTTCTGTGTAGTCAACATCGTTGATCGTGATTACCTTTTTATCTTCGGCCATCGTGATCTCCTTTTAAGTTAAGTTATGCCGCCCAAGGTGTTCCCGAGGCAGCGGTTGGGTTTACCATCGCATCAATCTTTGCAGCGATAGCAGCTTCCGTATCAGCTTGTGATACGCTGGCCCAGACCCAGCCCTGCGCCTGTGCTTCAGTTACGTCATCATACGCAACAAAGTCAGCGGCAGATGGGTCAGGTGTTAAGCCCACTGTGCCATAGGATGACGCAGAGTGATCTCCGTCAACGCCTGTGCAGCGCCAGTGTACTACGTTAATACCACCTGTTGCGATGTCGTGTTCGCAGGTGGGGATAGTCCAAGTGTAAGTTACGGCCATAGGTTAAACCTCCTGTGCGGCTAGATGGGCGGCGTAAGCATCCTTAACCGCTTGCGTGTGTACGGCTGCACA